TCGCCTCGGAAATATCGACATTTTCAGTCGGCTCGCTAGTTACGGTTTTGACTTGCCCTACATAATCTCCCCACGCATCGCCAACGCTAGGCAATGCTGCGACAAGCGTAGTCGTATCGCCAATGTATTCGATTCTCGTCGTAATGCCGTTCTCGTTGGTTTCCTTTTTGGGATACCCTGGCTTTTTCAGTCCGATGATTGATTCCGCTGCCATATTATGTCCAGACTAGCTCCTTCCCTTGAATTTTGGCGTTTCTCAAAATGTCGCGGATTTCCTCTTGCACCTTCATAATCTTGTCTTGAATAACCCCAGGATTCTTACTAAGCGACAATCCACGCCGTTGGTATTCGTCGATTTGTCTTTCTGGTGCTTTGGGGATTTCGACTTTGATTTCTGGAATAACCGCAGGGTCAATCCAATCGGGAGAGTTTTTATATACTTCGTTTCTGCCTTGTTCGTAAGCGCGGCGTTTTGCGTCCTCTTGTCGCGTGTCGTTCTGGTCGATTTTTGCTTGGGATTTTTTTGCGATTTCTTCGTGGATCGCGTCAATTTCCGATTGAATCCCGTCTTTATATCCAGCGATTGTTTCGTTGATGCTTAATCCTTCGCCGCCGCCCGTTGCAAACATTACCAGTTCGGCAAGTTGCTTCAAAACTGGCAACTCCATGATTTTTGCAAATGCTAGTTCAGCTTCCAAAACAAACAAATCCCACCATGCACCACTTGCAATCAGGTTCATTGCCGCTTTGATGTTTGCGCCGAGTGATTCCCCAATGCTCATCCCAACATCGGTAAAATCAGTGTCATTGATGCTTTCCATTGCTGGTAAAACTTGGTCAATGATTCCCGCTGTGAATCCCGTAAAGAATTGGTCTGACTTGTTTGGAAGCCTGCCGAGAATGTCATCTACTCTGTCAAATTTACTTGCAAACTGTTCCATAATGGCGGGCATCTTGCCAAGCGAGGCGTTAACATCGTCGAGATTTGATCCCTTGAAAACCGAAAGCAAGCTACCACCACTCTTGCCAAAAATCTTCATCGCCATTGCCGCTTGCCGCGTTGGATGCTCGATGGTTTTTAGTGCGTTACCAATAGCAAAAAACTGCTCAGTCGGATTCATGCCAACTAGCTTTTCAACGCTCAATCCGATTTCGGCAAACGGGTCTTTCTCACCACCCATGTCTTTCGATGCGTCAAAGATCGCCTTTTGCATCTTGTTAATGTCCTTGCCCGCGCTTCCCGCCTCTTTGCCGTTGTCCTTGTATGCTTGTTGAATCCGCATCAAATCAGACACCGCCACGCCTGTTTGCGCTGATAAGTCAGCAAGCTCGCCACCCATGGAAATCGCACCTTTTGTCCCAGCAATCATTCCCGCACCAACAGCCGCCGCCGCAACGCCTCCCATCTTCAACGCTTGCGTGCCGAAGTTGCCAAGTGCGACGTTTGCCTTTTTCAAGCCTTTCGCAAAGCTAACGTCTTTCAACGATAACGATGCAAAAATGCTGCCGATTGATTTGCTTGCCATACTATTTCTTGCCCTGTTTTGCCCATGCCTGAAGCGCGATTTTTAGCCTTGCCTCAGACAGTTTGGGATTTACTTTTTTCTTCTCGGTTGCCATGAAATCCTCAAAGCGCGGTTGTCTGCCCTTGATCTTTACGCCGCCCGCAACCGCTGTGATGTGCTGTTGCGCCGCTGATCTTGCATTCAACCTTTGCTCTTTCTGTTTCCATGCTTCTATGTATTCGTTGCATTGTGCAGGATGCGATTGCAACCATTCCTCTGCCGTCAGTCCTAACTCGACTTTTGCGAACGCGATTTCGCGGAAGTCATTTTTTTTTGTGGCGTAGGGGTCATGTCAGCGTAAATGCCAAGGATCGCTTTCGCAATCGCTTCGCTTTCGCTTTCTTGATCTATCGCAACAAACAAATCTTCGGGCGTTGCGTAGCGTCCAATTTCCGATGCTGGCAATAATGCCCAAAGCAACTTGCAAACAGCAGCGTCACACGTTGCGCGAGTTGTCAGTTCGCGCTGTGTAGGATGACCGCCGATGCTTGAAAGTCGGAAATTGAAACGCTTCGACGTTTCCTGATTCCAAGAAATCAGGATTTGCCGCCCTCCGATTGTGACTTCATGCGCCATAAGATTATGCGATGGTGATTGCGCCCGTTACTTTCAATGAGCAAGTAAACTCAACTTTATCGTCAAGTGGGTTGCTCAGATTGTAGCCGCCAACTACCGCGCTGAACGTGCTGGTTGTCGAATCGCTAAACGTAATCACGACAGCCGCCACGTTCCCGCGCTCTGCTCGCAATTCAGTTTGCCCTGCGTCTGCCTCGACGTAGTTTCCTGTCAGTTCCAGCGTGCCACCGTCGGTCAAGCCGCCGATAAACTCTTTCCAGCCGCCCGCGCTATCATGCGCTGTAACGTCAATAAAATTGACGTCAACGCCGCCAGGTTGAACGTCGGTTAACTCTCCAATTGCGATTGTGTTGACGGTGACCGCCACTCCGAATGATTTAATTGCCATATTTTTGTTTCGTTAGTTTGTTGATTTGTTGGTTAGTTCGTGTTGCAAGAGACGCGATAGTCAATTAGCTCTCCGAAAAGTTTTGTTTGTTGATCCCGTGTTGAAATGCTGTTTGAAAATCCAAGTGAAACATTTGAATCGCCGTCGAGATTGCGCCCCTCAATTGCCGTGCGGAGTTTTGAAACAAGGTCGATTGCACCTGATTTCGTCGATGCCCAGCATGAGAATTGCACAAGCGGAAATGTAACAGTTCTTGATCCATCTAGCGCGGTTTCTCCACTGTCTGAAATTTGCTGATACACAATGTAAGGTGCTTGCGCGCTCCCCGCCGCTTCATCCGCAAACAGATTCCCACCGATAACAGCACTCAATGCCGCATCACCTAGAATCGCGCTTGATATGTCAGATTGCCAACTCATGCCCTTTTTGCTTTTGCGATTGCTCGCGTTAATCCTTTCTCATATCCCGCCGCCATTGCAGAAACAACATCCGATCCTGCAGAGTCAACAGCGGGGCGAATAAATGGTTTTGCAGCGGAATGACTTGTTCCAAGCTCAACCAAATGACCGTATTTCGACGGGTCTTGTTTGATTGGCTTGCCTTTATTTTTGCCGCTTTGACGCACTCCAATTGTTCTTGAAAACCCAGTTCTAGGGCCAATACGAGCGGTGTAAATACCGCGCTCTTTGCCGCTTTTGCCTTTGCGAACCGTTACACCGAGCGACTTAATCAAAAGCCCTGTATCCTCCGATGACTTGGCGTGAGACTTCGCAGATTTCAAAATGATTTTGCCGCCGTTGCGTAAAGCGGTTGTTTCAGCGGCGCGGCGCAATTCAGTCGGGAGTCGACTGATTGTTTTCGCTAGTTGTTTCATGCCGTGTAATTGAACCGCTGCGCTCATACAATTCCCTCCGTGGTTAGCGTTGTCAAAAGCATCGTATTCTTGCGCCCTTCTTCCTTGGCGTGGAGAATGTCGAATACTTCGTTTTTATACGTCAAACGATAGCCTGATGCCGCGCTCGCCCCTTGTAAAAATGATTTGTAGCGAATGCGCCACATCGCTTGATTGTCTGCGCGGTCAGAGTCTGCTACCTCGCTTTGCTTACCTCGCTCATCGACTTTTTCAGCCCATGACGAGCAAACATCAAGCCACGACTCCACCATGCCCGCAGCGTCATCCTTGGTCAAAACCCGCACTTGGATTTTTACCCGTCGATCATGTCTGCCGATGGTAGCCATTAGAAGTAACCTCCGATCTTTTGATTTTCGATGATTGCCCGCAGCGTATAGGGAATCTCACTTGCGGCGGCAAAAGAAATAGGCGTGCGTTGCTCGTAGAAATTGCCAACGAGCATCTTGATTGCGTGCTTGCTTAGTGCTGTTGGCGTTGCGGTTCCAGCTTTGAACGTGATCTGGATTGCGTCGATTCTGTCGTGAATTGCAGGTGGAGAATTGACGAGTTGAATCCGTCCTGGTTCCGCACCCGTAATCACGCGATATTCACTTGCGCTCATTGTGGTTAGTGATACTCCGTCAGGGGCGTAGTATTTCACTGAATCCACCGACAAAAGCGGAGTCCGATAAAGGGGTATCACATAGCCGTTGTATTCCGTGACCTGATCCGCATAATCGCGCTGATTTGATTGGCGACGGGATGGATTGAACAAATCCTCCCACGTTCCAGCGGTCAAAACGTAAGTTGCGATTGCCGATGATCTGCCAGTAGTGCTGTCAAAATACTCCCGCGCAACTGGAATCAAATCATTGATATACGATTGATCGTCAGTTGAATCTACGCGCAAGTGATCGCTAGCTTGTGCCAGTGTGATTGGCTCGCTAGTTGGCGCGATAGAAATGGAGTATTGCGGGCGCATTTATTTTCCTTTTGATTTTTTGCCTTTGGTTGCCGAGATGATAGCTGATTCCGTTGCTTGCATTGGCAACGCAGCGTTTTCAATCGGTGCTGGTTCTAGCACAATTGGCTTTTCTGGTTTGAAATAAACAGCAGCGCGACAAGCCACTAAATCAGCGGCAACATTAGGCGTGAACGCTGCAATTTCCCCTTGTGAATAAGGCTCGCCCTTAGCAAATGAATTACTCAAAAAGCGAACGTAAATTTTTCCGTTTGGTTCCATAGTATGATCTTTATTGTGAAATTTTAGAGCGATTCCCATGAGAAACGCCGCGTCGATTGCTGCGTTTCGGATCGCGTTGTAGTCTCTAGCGTGGTCGTTTCGTAGTCTGGTTCTAAATTGGAACCCGTCAGCGTGCGTGCCCCCCCCGTCGATACCGACAAGATAAACGGAACGAATGCCCATGACATGCAAGATTTGCAATGCGCTGCCAAGTGTCCCGCGTCTAATGGTCGGTAAATCCGCGATTTCTTCCCGCGATAAGAGTAATCTTGAATCGTCGAACGCGTCCTCATAGGCGACAACATCGCAAGCCACCGCGCCATCTTTGCGAGAATCAAATTCAGACATTGCCCGCAACGGTTGAAAAAGGATTTGCCCTTTCTGATAAACATCACGCCACTTTGCAACGCCATCGTTAGCAAAGCCGTATTTGCAATCTGGAATATGAGCAATGACATCGTTTATAGCGAATCGCAGTTTCCCCGCTTGTTTGAAATCAAAATTTTGGAGACTTGGCCCCTTTCCAAAAAGCCATGCGGTTTGACCCGCGTGTATATTCAGAAAGGGGCGCAAGCTCATATCAATTATGCTGTAAGAGCGT